GAAATGCAGGAAATTAGTTGGACACAAGAGCATATGTTAGAAGTTGGGTTGAAAGAACCTGATGATTTTTTAAAGGTACGCGAAACTCTATCTCGTATCGGTGTTGCTTCTAGAAAAGAAAGAAAACTATATCAGTCTTGCCATATTTTACATAAGCAAGGTCGTTATTATATTGTGCATTTTAAAGAACTATTTGCACTTGATGGCAAGAATACAAATTTGTCGGAAAATGATATTGCAAGAAGGAATACGATTGCAAATTTATTAAAAGATTGGGGTCTTGTTAATATGATTGGAGATGCAACAATTGTAGCTCCATTAAGTCAAATCAAGGTTCTTTCGTTTCGTGAAAAGAATGAGTGGACATTAGAAACCAAATATAATATTGGTAAGAAAAAAGAAGTCTAATGGAAAATTTTAAATCTTTTATAACAGAACAAAAAGATGAACCATATCGTTTAGTTATTATTTCACATGATGATAGCGATGATCCTAATGAAACTGGTAATCTTTTAAGAACTCGAGCTGAATCATTAAAGTTAGAAGTTTTGTTGGTAGAATTTTTTGGTGTGTATACACATACAGAAGGAAACAAAATGTATATTAATACGTTTCCTGTTCCAAAAGATTCTCCTATGGTTTTGCCTGATGGTAAAACAACTGTTGAGTATAGTGATCCATTTGAAATTGATCCAAAAAATACTCTTATTATGATTCGTGGATTGGGAGCTTCTATCAAAACTGGTGCTAAATCTTGGTCTGATATGATTGAAAATTTTGAGTATATGGGATTTACTACGATTAATAGCACAGCATGTTATAATATGTGTTCTGATAAAGTTATGAATCAAATAATTTTTGAAAGACATGATTTTAGAACACCAAAGACTGTTCTCATAACTCATAAAGAAGATGCTGAAGATGCCTTTAAAAAATTAGATACCAAATTTCCTATAATTTTAAAAACAGGAGTAGGATCAAGAGGTATTGGTGTTATTTTAATAGATAGTTTTTTGGCTTTACATTCAACTGTTCAGCTGTTATATAGAGAAAATAATTTTATTGATTTGTTACTACAAGAATATATAAAAAATGATTATGATATACGAGTAATCGTGTGTAATGATGAAATTTTAGGTGTAATGAAAAGACCAGTTATTTCTGGAGATTTTAGAAGCAATGTGTCTCAAGGGGCAAAACCAGTAATATATGAATTAACAGAATTGGAAGCATCAGAATCATTAAGAGCTGCGAAGGCAGTAAAAGGAAAATTAGTAGGAGTAGATTTTATTCCTGCTAAGAATAGAGAAAAAGATTTACCATATATGATTGAAGTTAATTCAACGCCAGGTCTTATTGGTATTGAAGAAGTTGTTAAAGGCATTACTGATAAAGTATTAAAATCTTTTATGAATCGTGATAACTGGTCTTGACAATTAACTTCAAAGGTGATATAGTTACTATATGAATTTCTACACAAATGTAATTCAATGGGGAAATAATCTCCTTGTTCGTGAAATTAAAAATGGTCAGCGTACTAATTCTAAAATAAGATATTCTCCCACTCTTTATGCTTTTGTAAAAGAGAAAACTCCCTATAAAACACTTGAAGGCGATTACGTTACAGATATATCTTTTGATACAATTAAAGAAGCTAAAGAGTGGATAGAAAATAATAAAAGTCAACCAGAACTTGTATATGGCAATACACAATATCCTTACACTTATATTTCTGACACTTATAAAGGTAGAGTTAATTGGGACTTAGAGAAACTTCTTATAATTACAATTGATATTGAAGTTCAGTGTGAAAATGGTTTTCCCTCTCCCAGTAAGGCTGAAGAAGAACTATTATCCATTACAATCAAAAATCATCAAAGTAAACGTATTGTCGTTTGGGGTATCGGTGATTTTAAAACAGAACGTGAAGATGTATCTTATATAAAATGTAAGAGTGAAGTACATCTTTTAAAAGAATTTCTTGTGTTTTGGGAAAAATATTGTCCCGATATTGTTACAGGGTGGAATTCGGAGTTTTTTGATATTCCTTATATTTGTAATAGAATCAAAAAACTTTTTGGTGAAAAAGAATTAAAACGTCTGTCTCCTTGGGGCGGCGTCAGAGATCGTGAAGTTTATCAGATGGGCCGAACTCATCAAGTGTATGATATACAAGGTATTGCTGCACTGGATTATTTTGATTTGTACCGAAAATTTACTTATTCTGCTCAGGAATCATATCGTCTAGACCATATTGCATTTATTGAATTGGGAGAACGTAAAGAAGGTAATCCTTATGAGACTTTTCGTGAGTGGTATACGAAAGATTATCAATCATTTATTGAATACAATATAAATGATGTTGAGTTGGTTGATAAACTAGAAGACAAAATGAAACTAATTGAATTATGTTTAACTATGGCTTATGATGCTAAAGTTAATTATACAGATGTGCTCGGTTCGGTTCGTTATTGGGATATTCTCATATATAATTATTTGAGGGAAAAGAATATCGTTATTCCTCAGAAATCAAAATCAGAAAAGGTTGAGAAATTTGAAGGTGCATATGTAAAAGACCCTCTTGTTGGTATGCATAAATGGGTTATGTCGTTTGATTTAAATTCTCTATATCCTCATTTAATTATGCAATATAATATTTCACCAGAGACATTGGTTTCTTCTAGTGAAAAGAAAGATGGTTTAGTTAATAAAATACTTAATGGTGAACTAAAGAATGACACTGATTATTGTATGACTCCGAATGGCGCATTTTTTAGAAAAGATAAAAGAGGATTTCTGCCAGAAATTATGGAGATTATGTATAATGATCGTACAAAATATAAAAAACTTATGCTGGATGCTAAGCAAAAATATGAAGATACTAAAGACCCTAAACTTCTCAAAGACATTTCAAAATATAACAACATTCAAATGGCAAAAAAAATCTCTCTTAATTCTGCTTATGGTGCGATTGGGAATAATTGGTTTAGGTATTTTGATCTTATGGTTGCTACAGCTATTACGCTTTCTGGGCAACTATCTATACGATGGATTGAAAAAGCTCTTAACATTTATCTCAACAAACTCTTGGACACAAAAAATGAAGATTATGTTATCGCATCTGATACTGATTCCGTTTACATTACTTTTGACAAGTTGGTTAATAACGTGTTTAAAGAGGGAACAGAACCTAGCAGAATTGTCGATTTCTTGGACAAGATTGCAACTTCGAAGTTGGAACCTTTTATTGATAAAAGTTTTACAGCTCTTGCTAAGACTGTAAACGCATACGATCAAAAAATGATTATGAAACGTGAGGTGATTGCGGATAAAGGAATCTGGACTGCAAAGAAAAGATATATTTTGAACGCATGGGATGTTGAAGGTGTACGATACAAGAAACCTCAACTCAAAATCATGGGCATTGAAGCAGTCAAGTCATCCACGCCCGCTGTATGCAGACAAAAGATTAAGGACGCATTGAATATTATTATGACGGGTGATGAGAAAGAATTAAATAATTTCATTCAAGAGTTCAGAGAAACTTTTATGAAACTACCACCAGAAGATGTTGCATATCCTCGTTCGGTAAATGGACTTAAAAAGTTTTCATCTTCCAATGGCATGTTTGCAAAAGGAGCTCCTATTCATTGTAAGGGCGCGATATTGTATAATTATTTGTTAAAGAAAAATAAATTGTCTCATAAATATCCTGCAATTCTAGAGGGTGATAAAATTAAGTTTCTTCATTTGAAACAACCAAATGTTTATACATCAAGTGCATTTTCTTTTATAACTTTTATGCCAAAAGAACTTGACATTATGGACAAAATAGACTATGATATACAGTTCACCAAGAGTTTTGTTGAGCCGTTGAAATTTATTACTGAGAAGATACGTTGGAAAATTGATGACAGTTATGGAACTCAGGGAACGCTAGAGGACTTTTTTGGTTAATATTGCGGGCATCGTATAATGGTATTACCTCAGATTTCCAATCTGATGATGGGGGTTCGATTCCCTCTGCCCGCTCCAATTCGGATGTAGTATGATATTAAATAGAACAGATGCTCTTTATGCCGCTAGTGTGTTTACAGACTATTTTAGCAGTTTCGGCCGTATTGATGATTATCTACGAAAAGTTAAATTAGAGAGAATGTCTAATTATCCAACATCTTTGCCAGGTATGGGCCCGCAAGATGATATGTTTGATGATTTTTCTATACATCCAAATGATATGGATTTTGTTTGTCGAGAAGTTACAACAGAGATTTTTGTAAATTATCTGGAAATTGTAACTTCTCATGCTG